AACCAAGTACTTATGATGCTCTCGAAATCTATTTCAGCTTTAATACTTTTTTGAATGCGTTTGTAGTGCGGCCTTCCTAATGTTGTATAAATTTCATTATACATTGCCCTGATTTGTTCAATCGTAACATTTGCATTTATCAAATATTCATAAGTCAATTTAGACATATTATTAAACGGAATAGCATTGACAATTTTCAACACATTACGCCTCACTATTCGATAGGATTGTATTTCTTGTCTTTGTCTAAGCTTGTCCATTTTGTTGCATATCAGTTACGCTCGGATCATTAATATTGATTATTCCATTTGGAATGTAAATTTCATTCATCATTTCGTCATCTACCTCTTCATAGTTGAATACTTCCCTGCGTTCATTTAAAGTTAAAGGTACTGCATTTACCCACTTACTCATAGTTTCCATATCCGTTTGCATTTCCGGCAATTCCGATATATCCCATTCAATTTCCGATTTCTCATAACCTTTGAACTTTTGAATAAATTCTTTGTTAAATGAAGCGGCAAACAAATCTAAATCAGGTTTGACATTATCCGTAATAGCTCGTTTCCGTGCTTCAATAACTCCATCAACTCCAAATCCTGTCCCGCTTCTTTCTTCATTTAATAAGTCAATTGGCCAGTTCAAACAGTTGCATAGTGTACGCCTATCGTTGCTCAAATAATCAAACGGTTTCAATTCATCTGTTGTTAATGAAATTCGAGTAAATCCAATTGCGGCACTTGCTCCGGCTATGTTAGAAAGAAACCCTTTGTCTTCCCTCATATCGAGTAAACGTTGCTTTAAGTCTTGGCCTTGTTCTGCTGTCAGGGGTGTTTGACCATCTTTTGCGTGCAAAAAACCATAAGCACCGCTGTTTTGCATTGTTCTAACATTTTGGTCTATTCCACTATTGGAACTATTAATGTTTCTAATTGCTGCCATTAATTCGCTATAACCGTATAAATGTGAACCGCTTTGATTATAAAATGGGTTCGCTCTTTTAATATGAATTATGTTCTCAACATCGAATCTAACATACTGATTGCCTTGTTCCAAAATGTAATAATCAATTGGATTTTCAATGCTTAAAGTTGATGAATTTCTTTTTAAAACAATCTGTACCCAATGACTTGGAAGTATGTATAATCGCACTGGTTGCCCGGCATTCATTCCATCTTTTGGAAACATTTTATACAAATAAACATTTCCGCAAACTTTCAAATAAACCTTGTACAAAAATAAAATATCGTTCCAAGTTTGGTTAGGATTTGGCCGCTCTAATGGCATTGGCATTTCAGTATTGGTTTCGTACGCCTTTAGTTGCAGTTTCTTTATTTCTCTTTTTTGTTGAAAAGTGGTGTTTATTGGGTATCTTTTGATTTTCTTTAAAGATTCTTCATCGTCAACTTTCTTAATACAATAAGGCACCGCAGTTGTCTTGGATGCCATTTGGTTGATAATGGCGTTAACGTCTGGATTTTCTCCATACCCTTTGGTTATAAGCGTTTCTAGTGTTTGATTGTACGTTTGTGTTTGACCTCCGACAAGTTTATATAAAGCCTCGTTAAAATAGTTTTTATTGGGATTTGTTAAAACATCCCACGCCATTTGTATTCTATTTTTTGCCATTATAATGAATTTTTATCAAAGATATATAAAATAATAATTAAAACGTAAAAAACTTAGGCGATAATTCAAACCATAACCGCATCATAAGTGCATCGGTATAATCCGGAGAGTGTCCAATTAATTCTTTTACTTTTTCTTTTGGTATAATTCTTAGTTTTCCGTCGCTGTCTATTTTATCCCTTTTGACCTGTTCCAACTCTTTTATTATTAAATCCTGAGTGTACCCATCGGGGCAATCTATAAAGATTTCATTACGTTGTATTTTCTCAGCTAATTTATAATAACATTGCGTTTTTAGGTTTTGATATTCCATTAATTGGTTTTCCTCTTTCAATGCCTTTGAATTATTTACAAATCCTTTGCATTGCAACACATCGACTACACCGCCTCCTACACCGTCCTCATCAGCGATTATATTTGAATTTGGTACTTTATGTTTTAAAGCTAAGCCCCTGATTGCCTCGGCTGTTTGCGTAATGCTCGATTTATCCAAAGTAAATATTTCAATTACCCTAAATCCTGACCAAACACATATAACCATTTTATCACTACCATAACGGGCAATATCGGCACCTATGTATTTATCCCCTTCAATAACGAAATTGTTAGTAAACACATTGTTTATCTTATCGAATGATATTAAAGAAGCAGGGTCGTTGTCATACGCCCAATCGCCATAATACAAACGTCTTTTACTTGTTTCATCAAGTGCTAATAACGATTCTAAATAAGAAGGGTGTAGGTGCGGGTTATCCGTTGGTAACGATTGAATAAATTTTCTACTATTAGAAATAGCTTTATTTATTGAAGGTATATAAAATTTAGAATAAACCCAGTTTTTTGAAGGGTTACAAGTACCAAGTATTTTTGGAACTATATTATAATCATTTAATTTGTAACGAATACGTGATGTTACAATTTGCCAAGCTTTATAACTTATTTGATTGCACTCATCAACAAATGCGCCTGTAATTTCTAACGAGCCTAAACTATCAAAGTTTGGATCACTTGGATATTGATAAAGGTCTTTTAGTATTATTTCGCTTCCATTATTCCAATAAATAACCCCCGATTGGTTGTTGATATTGAATTGATTTGATAGTTTAAGATTTGAAGTGAGTTCAAAAAAAGTGTTTAATGTGGTTTCTTTGAGGGTTTTTAATTTCGACCTTCCCATTAACCAGCGAGTGCCCGGATACATTTGACATTGTTCAATTAGCCACAAACACCCTAATGCCGATTTTCCACCACCTGCTGCGCCTCCGTAAATTATTTCTTTTGTGGTTTTGTCTTTTAAGAAATAAACTGCGTTATTCTGTTTCGGGAGCAGTTCCATTTCCTAATGAAATTATATTAGTGGTTACTTCTCCTGAATGTTCAGTTTGTATTTTATCCCCGTATTTTTTAGGGTTCAATTTTGATAACGACCATTTCAAAGCGTCAATTTTTAATCGTCTGTGTCCTAACATATCGCCAGTAGTAGTTTCTATTTCTCCTTTTGCGTTTTCTTTAGTAGTAGTTCCTTCCTCAATATTATAAGCAATATCAATGATTTCATCAAATAAAATATCTGTTCTTAAATCAGTTGCTAACTCGTATCGTTTCGATTTTAAAGCATCTTCTTTTAACCAAATAAAGAAAGTTGAACTACTAGGCATATTTTCATCTTCTTTTAAAATAGAACGCAAAGACCTTCCTGTTTCAATTTCTTCACAGATTTTAGTAAATGCTTCCTCTATTTCTTCTACACTATATGCCATATAAAAAAATTAAAAAGAAGCCGAGTATTATTCCAATACTTCTTTATAGTGGTATTATCCACAACTTCTTTATTTTTAAAAACCCCGCTCCCATAACAGCAACGGGGTAGAAATTATGAATAGAACAAATTTAGACTATTTTAATTTCATATCCTAATTCTTTTTCAATTTCTTGTTTTGTCATTTGGTTGGGTTTGATTATGGTTGCCCAAGTACCTCTATTAAACACACATCCGAATTTTGTCCATATACAATAATCTTCAATACACGGTAAACATCCTTCATTGTTTTTTAATCCGCTATAAGCATCAATAAAAATTTTTGCATTCATCAATCCTCTCTTAACCGCTTCTTTTTCCAAAGCGTTTTTGATTTCTTCGGGGGTGGCTGGTAAAACATCTTTTCGATACCAAGTCCAATTTTCATCTATCCATTTACCAAACAAAAAACCGTAAACTTTGTTTTGTTTTTGGTAGTTGAATAAGGCATCTTCAAATTTATACCACTTCCCAACTTCCAATTCCGGATTCAACAACTCTTTCAACTTCATTTCTGGATTCTCTTTAATAAATTTTTTTGTGATTTTCATAATTCCTCTATTTTTAACGTTATTTTTTTTCCTTCATCAAAGGCGATTAATTCAAGTGTGCAAAATTGAATGTTTCTAGTTCCATTCAACCAACCGTCTAATTTAGTGATTTCTTTAATTTCGTGTTTCTCACAAAACTGCTTTTTAGAAAGACCTGACTGTTTAATCAGGTCTTTGAGGATTTGTTGGTGTTGGTTGTTCATTTTAGTTTAATAAATTTAATTTAAAATCAACAACTGCTGAATTACCTGTTGCGTGACAAAAATGTCCAGCTTCATTTTTAAAATGTATCGGTTTAACTCTTCCTGTTTTTGTAGTTTCAGCATTTGAATTAGCTATATAAATCTGATTAGTATAGGCACCGAAACCTTCATTAAACATTACTTTATCTCCTTCTTTTACTTGTGATAATTTGATAGTTTTCATAATTTCTATTTTTTAGTGATTTTCAATATTCAAAGATAATCAAAAATACCATATAAAATACACTTTGTATTAATTTATATTTATTCTAAATAACTATATCTTAACCAAACTAACAAACCTGCCATAATAATCTACCTCAACATCAAAATACCCGCCTTGTTCATCCAAATAAATAAATTGATGTATAACGTGGTGGCGTTCCATTCCGTTAATCCATTTAGTTGGTAGTTGTGAATTGTAGCGTGTTCCGGATAAACGAAATGGGCGGCCTAACTTTGATGTTTGCGTTTCAAAGTTTAGATTGATTGTTGTGTCTTTATTGATTTTGATTTTTTCCATTTTTTAGGCTTAAAGTGGTTTATGGTTTACGGTTTAGTTTAAACCCCCCTTTATAGGGGGTTTTTTAAACTGTAAACCAGTTTAAAACAAAACACTGGTTTACTACCGACTAAACCGAATTTATTAAATAAATTCACACAAAAAATAGCGTTTGCTTGCTGGCTCAAAACACACTTTTGAAGTTTCAACAGCCTCTTTAATGAATGATTTTGCATAATTATCGCCTATTGTTTCACTTGTAAACTTCAAAAATGACCTCTTAACCTTGTCTAAAAACAAAGAATATCCAAACTCTTTTTCATCTTCGTCTAAAAAACAATCATTTATTATATCAATCTCAAACTTTTTAATTAGGTCTTTTTTTGATAGTTTTCTTTCTTTTATTGTTGATTCTGAAAACTCATAATCTACAATGTTTGGGTTTCCACTTTCTAAAATCTCGAATGCAAATGGGTCAGGCTTTCTGTTTCTTGTTGCTAACGACTGTACAAGCCTTATATTTGCATTTTCTTTATCAATTGATACACCAAGTACAGTTTCGCTTTTATCTGCTAAAATAGTGCCTAAATGACCTTTCATTTTATGCGACAAATCACCAGGATTAAGGTGAATAACATTAAGTATATGTAAATCACATTCTGTTGCCCATTTTCTTAAATTTGAAACAAACTTTTTAGAGACTTTTAAATCATTTGAATCTTCTATTATATCGGCAACCCCATCAATAATAACTAAAGAATATTGTTTTGAATATATTAATGTTTCAACATATGAATATCCTGTTTCATAATCTAAAGTATCAAATTGAAAAACATCTATTTTATCTTTTACTGCATTAAAATTATTATTTTGGTCTGTACTATTTTCATTTACAATTTCACGCATTTGTTTTAATCCAAGTTGAACGTGAAATTTAGATTGTTCAGTATCGATATAAAGTATTTTATCTCGGTCTTTGGGCATTTCAGAATGTAATCTATTTTGAAAAGTGCTTTTCTTTAAGCAAGCTGAAATTATAAGTTTGATTAAAAAAGTCTTTCCTACTTTTGCTTGGGCAGTAACGCAACTAATGTTCTGCCTTGTCATTACCATTCTTTTATTTTCTCCGTTCGGATCACAAACAGAAAGAATAATTTCAGGCAATGGTATTTCTTCATTAATATCAATTTTATACTTTAAAATTTCATTAATATCAATTACTTTTACTTCATCTACGACTTTTGAAAGTATTATTGGTTCATACATAATTTTTAAAGTTTTGAAGTGAAAGGTTAATTTGGTTTTCAAGTTGATACTTTACACTTTCTGAATCCCAATTATTACCACATTTTAAAAATTCAATTGGGTCAAGCTTCGGTAATTTACTTTCATATCGTTTGTGAATTTCTTCAAGTTCTAAAGCTGTTTTAGTTTTTAAAAATGGATCTAAAACTCCTTTTCTGTTAAAGTAATTTCGGTATTCCATATCTTTTAACTTATAAATAAGCAATTCTATTCTAACATTCATTGGTTCGCTTAAAATTGAATTTATTTGTTTATTTGCAAAATCAATGTCAGTATAGTGATGTGTAAATTCAGCGAGTAAAAAAGAATAAAGCTTGGCAAATAATAAATTTTCTTGAATTGTTTTTTGTTGCTCCAAATTAAGAATGTTTAGCACTTCATTGAGTGCCTCGGCATCGGTTTGGTTCGGTTTATTTTGTTTCGAAATTGTGAAACGAAGTCTTTTTATAGCATCCGATAATTTCATAAGCTTATAATTTTATCCTTTCGATTAAATAAATCTCGGCAGTTTTCCAATTAGAATTTTTTAAACGGGTGTAAAGTGTCGGCTTTGAAATACCAACAATTTTACAAACTTCGTCATCGGTTTTATAAAACCGCATTTGTTCTACTTTTCTTGTGCAGTCAAATTTTGTCATATTTTATGTAGTTAAATTTTTTACTTATTATGGGGTAGAAAAAACCGCTAAATTATAACGGTTTTGAGTTACAAATATAGTGATAGTTTTTTAATATTTTTCAAATGCAGTCTTTTTTTTGTGGCAAGTTTTACAAAGCGGTTGCAAATTTTCAATACTATTTTTACCTCCAGAAGCGATTGGAACTTTATGGTCAATATCGAACTCACGTTCTACTAAATCGGTTCGGCAAACATTGCATTTATAATTGTATGCACTGCAAATTGATTGTTTTTCAAATTCAGAAAATGAATGACGTTTACTTGTGTCGTCAAATTGTTCAGACTTATCAATGAAAATAATTTTTTCCTTTGCTCGGCTCATTGCCACATAAAGCAATTGGTTGGCATCTTTATAGTTTAATGAATAAAAGTCATAAACTGGTATTATTACGTTTTTATATGTGCTGCCTTGTGCTTTGTGGCAAGTGATTGCATAAGGACGTTTTAATTTTGCGAAACTGTTTTGGTAATCCGAAAATCTTGTGTTGAGGTCTTTAAGAAACTTTTTATTTTCCTCAACATTTTTGTTTTCTTTTATGT